CAGTACATAATCATTCATACCCATAGTAGTACGTTTGCAGTATTTCCTTTTTGGGATTCCGTACTTTTGTATAGTATTGGTACTGAAGATATACATACTAGTATTATAGAAGCACACATAGAAAGCCCCATTTAAGCCATTCTAAGCCTTTATATCTACCAATGCCTACAGTTTATCCGCTTCTATCAAATAATCATCATAGAAGGCATTTCTAACCTTTATTTCCGCTACTGCTTTCTTTTCCCTTATCTAGAAATAGTAATCTACCCTATCATAACTATCTTTTGTAGGCTATCCAGTAGCCCCAATCTAATCTAAGAAGGATTTGAATAACTACCTTCCTTTCTTTTCTGATTCCTAAAACTTATTCATTCTGCTATTAATATTAATCCGTTTAACCTTCCATTATCTGTAGGGATTTTGCAAGCCCTAGTACTGTATCCGTATCTGGTAATATCTGTTGCTGTAGCTACTGCTTTGATGCCATAGGTATCATAAAGCATCTAAAGTATCTGTTTTAATTCTTTGTTTGTAACCCTGCATCCAGAAGGGTATCTTTTGTGTAGTTCTGATTCTATCATAGTGTAATATTAAGTGTTTCTTGTTTTACTGGAATATCTTTAGCTAAGTACTGGCACTGATAGATACCATTTCTGCTTTGATTTAGATAGCCAGATGTAATGAACTGCTTTAGGTACTTACTAGTAGTTTGTCTGCAAATACCTATTTTATTAGCTATATCTTCTATTTTTCTATCTGCTATATCATTCATATTAGGAAGTGCTATTAGTTGAAGGTATATTAGTATTCCCCTATCTTTGGGCTTTATTGGTAAGTTAAGTACTTCTGGCTTTAGCATTAAGAAACCTTCCTTTACCATATTACCTTTTATTAATGGAAAGCTATACTGGTTGTATTTATATGCTTCATTATTTGGGGATGTATGTTGTGTGTAATCTATATATCCAGATTCCTTTAACCTTTTAATAGCATCTTCCACTTTACTTAGTGGTATATTGTATTTATCTGCTATAGTACGCATACCGATTTTAGAAGTATGTGTAGTACTATCTTTCTGATTATCTATGGCTGCATATACTAATACATCCATAAACTTTGTACCCTTATTCAATTCCAGAAATTTTCTGGGTATTTGTATCCATTGTATTCCCATTAGTAGCAAATGTAGAATCATTAATAAAAAGAAAATCTGAAGTGTGCTTTACTAATCTATTGAATTTACCTGAGCCAAAGTACCTTCTGGCTTCTAGTCTGTTCTTAAAAGTTTGATTGGTAGGCTTGTAAATTATCATATCCTATTATAAATAATAAAATTAAGGTGGTGTGCTTATCTAAATCTGAAAATAAGTGATCTATGTGCCGATTTTGTGTCGATGTTAAAATTTGGGTACTAATCCATACAGTATATATAAATAAATTAGACTGTATGGAACTGTACCCATTTTTTAACATAGATACTAGAAACACCCATAACGGCTTTATTTTCTGTTTCCAGTTAAATTAGACACTGAAAGACTAAAGAAAAGGTGGCTTAACCACCTTAATCTTTACTTATGTCTGAAAATAGCTTTAAAATTGGTTAATACCACTTTTTCCTTTACATTCTGGTATTTTCCTTCATCTGATACTAATGTATTCACGCTTTTGGAGAAATCAAAATTTTTTTTTCGGAAGCTGAAGATTCCGCGCAAACCGACCGCTCCTGCTTTGAAAAGTTACCTAGGGGTAGTACTACTACTTCTGGAATCGGAAGTACCAGAACAGAAATAAAAACTATTTGCTAGGTCGGTGTTACAAATTTCCAATAACTAGGTAATATTTAGTATCAAAAAAAGAGAAAATCAATATATTAATAAGACGTATAACAATTTTTTTTTAATTTTGCTACAAGTAACTTTAAAATATTAAATCTATGAAAAAATTTATTTTATTGTCATTTTTCCTATTAGCTATATCTTATCAATCTAGTAGTAATTGTTATGCAGTAAGCAATGTTTCGAGTTCAATTAATACACAACAAAGTAGTAAATGGGAGTACTTGGGGAAAGTAAGTGCAAAGTCTCACTCTCTTGATATAGGGATAGAGGTTAACTTATATGTTAGAGTAATAGGTCAAAAGACCTTTTATCAAGTATCATATAATAATAATACATATAGTGTTGTTTTGGGTGATTTCTCTTTTAATGATTCCTTTTCCTCCACCACCTATAATGCTTCTTTCACAATTCGATTTAAAAATGGCATAAAGACATATTACTTTAATTTATGACAAAAGATTTCAAAAATCATTAAAATACATTAGTTGTGAAAAAGGTATTCTTAATAAGGTCTTTCACACTTGAAATTAGCAAAAATTCTTCTTTAGTAGGAACTCTAACTTACAAGAGAGAATAATTTTTATGAAGAAAAAGATGAATAGATATTAACCATAAGTAGTGCCATTTCTATGTAGGTAGGAATGGCACTTTTTACATACAGATAGAAGGTTACTGAAATCATAAGCCTTCCAGTATCTTTCCATCCCATCATAGTTAGTAAAGCTATCTTTATGGTGTATATCTTCTGCTGGGGTAATCCTACCTTCAGATAAACAGATTTCACAAAGTGGCTACTGCTATAGTTTGGCTTTCCTCAACTTCTACCATTCTGTACTTTGGTATATCTTCTATCTATATTCCCTATTAATCTTTCTAGTTGGATGCTTTTTAGGCTTCTTTAGGTATGGCATAGATTAGTATGTTATACTTAACTTATTAAGGGTATCACAGAAATCTAATACCCATCCACTATCTTTATATTTTTCCATTTGCTTTAGTAGTATTTCTAAATCAAATACTATTTCATTACATTTCTTTTTTAAGTATTCTTCCATCATTATTAATGTTAGTACCCCCATTCCGATTCAAACGGAAACTAAGAAGGCTAGAATTTCTTGTGCTTTCATTACACTATAGGGGAATATTTATCCTTTAATCTATCTACTATGGATGTATCTACCACTGGCTTATTTTCTGGTATGAAATCTGGAATAGTAAGCCTATCTTCATAAATCTAATAGAAGTGCTTACATCTATCATCCCTATAGTAAGCCCCTTTAAGCTGATTAAATAGCCATTTGAACTATTCCATAAAATCCTTATCTGGATTATATTTATACGTTATCTTTAAATAAGCATCATTGAATATATCTTTATCTGCTTTACTGAATACTAAAGCCTAGTAAAGCTACTAGTAGTACTATTCCATTAAACTATTAACTTCTGAATTATAAGAAGCCTTCTGGATATTGCACTACATCCTTCTATACTTATCCCAGTTATTCATAGCCTTTTGATACTTCATATTTATTAATGAAATCTTCTAGAAGGAATCTGATTAGCTATGATTTGGTAATCTACAATTCACCACAGATATTTTCCATTTCAAATAACTATCTAGGTGTAGGTCTGAAGCCTATAATTTTTGATTTCTTTGTTTCTTTCATAATTGTAATTTTTATATAACTATAATATTCACTATTTCCGATACATCAAAATATTTTTTTTAGATGTTTAACAAATCATTGTATAAGGGTATAAAAAGTAATCCATTAATAACTAAAAAGATTTTGAAAATGAAGAAATTTGAATTATCAAAGAAAATTGAACCAGAAGCACTTGAATATATAAATGAAGTGCTTTAGATGTTAGAAGATAAAGGCATTATAGAAGATGTAGATGATGCTGCAATTAAGATGCTAGCATATAACTACAGTACATTCATAAAAGCCAATAAGATTATAGAAGATGAAGGCTTAACTGTTACTTCTGATCGTGGTAATGTATCTGAACATCCTGCTGTAAAGATTGCTAGGGATGCACAAACCTAGGCAATGAAAGTAATGGCAGAATTTGGATTAACTGCTAAGGCTAGATGCAAGCTACCTAAGTTAAATACTTCAGAAGAAGATGATTCCCCATTAGAAACCTTTATAAAGAGTAAGAAGAAATAATGGGATATGGCAAAAATCAAGAAGAATCCTATACTGGATGCTGATGGGAATATTATAGGATATGAAGCACCAGATAAAGGAATAAAGATAGTAGTTTGTAATAAGAAGGAAGCCGACCCTATAATTATCCAGAATCACTATAGCCATAAGGTAACTAAGAATAGCTTTCTTAGCTTTCTAGTTTACTACTATGGGAAGGTATCTGGGGCTTTGCAGATTGGATATGGAACTAATCCCAGAAAGAAAGGTATCTATAATCCAGATGAAACTAGGGAATTTGATAGGATGTGGCTATCTGATGAAATGCCTAAGTTTAGTGAAACTATAACACTTTCACTACTTCACCATTATCTAAAGAAAGTACATCCGGAGATAAAGCACCTTATTAGCTATGCTGATAATAGTAGTGATGTAGGTAATGAAGGTACTATCTATAAGGCTGCAAACTACAAACAGATAGATAAGATTAAATCAGATTTCTATATACTAGAATCTGGAGAAAGAGTACACCCTATTACTATGTGGCATAGGCACGGAACTAGAAAGTGGGCTTTCCTTCAGTAGAAGTATCCTAACATTAGAAAGGCTGATGGATTCCAGATAAAATATGTTTTTGATTTATGAAACCTTACTATAGATATGTAGAAGATGTAAGCAATGGAAAGATAGTAGTAGGTGAAAACATAAAGCTAGCAATCTAGAGATTTCAGAATGACTTAGAAAGGGATGATTTAGAATTTAAGGAAGATGTGGTAGATGGTGCTATAGATTTCATTAGCACCCTTAAACACTTCACTGGTAAATCATCTGGTAAGAACTTTGTACTGGAAGATTGGTAGGCTTTTATAGTTGCTAATATTGTGGGATGGTACTGGAAAGGTACTGATACCAGAAGATTCAGTACTAGTTATATTGAAATCAGTAGAAAGTAGGGAAAGACTGCTTTAGCTGCTGCTTTATGTTTATACTTTCTAATAGCAGATGGTGAAGATGGTGCTGAAGTAGATTTAGCCGCTAATAGTAAGGATTAGGCTAAGATAGCCTTTTCTTTCTGTAGTGCTTTTACTAAACAGTTAGACCCTAAAGCTAAATATCTGAAGGCTTATAGGGATTCCATCTTATTAGATATGAATAATAGTAAGCTAAGGGTATTTGCCGCCGATGATTCCAAACTGGATGGTTTTAATGCTTCCTTTGGATTAATAGATGAATACCACAGTGCAAAGAATAGTAAAGTAAGGGATGTTATTAAATCATCTATGGGTATGAGAACTAACCCCCATCTATGTACTATTACTACTGCTGGCTTTGATAAAACCCTACCCTGCTACAAACTTAGAAGTACTGCTATAGATATTCTTAATGGCTTGAAGGAAGATGATAGTATGTTTATAGCTATTTATTGCTTAGATACGGATGATGATTGGACTAAGGAAGCTAACTGGGTAAAATGTGCGCCAAATCTGGATGTTACTGTAACCCGAAAGTATATTAAGGAATAGGTACAAAGTGCTATTAATAACCCATCTGAAGAAGTTGGTGTAAAAACCAAAACACTTAATCTTTGGTGTGATACTTCTGAAGTGTGGCTACCAGAATCCTATATAGTAAAAGCCAGTAAAGATTTAGACTTTGAAAGGTTTAGGGATAAGCCTTGTTATATTGGTGTGGATTTGGCTGCTACTTCAGATTTAACTGCTGTTAGCTATCTTATAGTGGATGAAGGTAAGTACTACTTCAGAACTGATTACTACCTACCAGAAGCCGCTTTAAGGGAAAAACCAGATAGGGAGTTATACAAGTACTGGAAGTAGATGGGATTACTAAAGATAACAGAAGGTAATGTTACGGATTATGATTACATTACTAATGATATGATGCACTACAATGAAATAGTAAGCATCCAAAAGGTAGGCTATGATAAATACAATAGTACTTAGTGGGCTATCAGTGCTACAGATTTGGGATTACCCTTAGAGGAATACCCCCAGACACTAGGAAACTTCAATAAGCCTACTAGAGAAATGGAAAGGTTACTACTATCTGGTAAAGCAGTAGTAGATAACAACGAAATTACTAGATGGTGCT